GGCGAAGCATGTCATGCACCTGAGATGCAAAGAAAGTATTCGTTGCAGATCTTCCCGACCAGGCTCCCCAATAAGTATTCTTAAGTGTGCGTGGGGTTCCCCAAGTACTAAGCTGACGCAAAGGTACCGAAGGGTTAACAATCGCAAGCTTAAGCGGACCTGCGTCAGCGCCGAGTGTAAATGAAGCAGGAGCAGTTAAGCCGGCGACTCCATTAGTGATAGCCCTATTGCCGCTAGCGCCTGCAACATCTTGAATAAGAAGGATACCGTCGGTACCGGCAATAGTTGCTGCGGTAATCGTCGCTGCTGAGGTGCCCGCATTAATAGATGCGACGAACTGAGCGGCGGCGGCTTCATTGCCTGCAACACCACCGGTGGCTTTGGCGGATTGAATACCGACATTGTTTCCGGTTGTTACATCATTAGCGGTTTTTACTGTAAATGTATGGGTGGTACCCGCAGTGTCGATGATTGCCAGGGTCGTATCGTTTACCATGGATGCAACGGCTGAAGCCGACAAGAGTGCTGTCGCTGCGACGGGATCCGAAGCGCCCATTTCTATAAGGTTGTCATTTGCTTCAGCGTGGCCGCTGTCACCAAAAGCAGTCCCATTACCACCGGCGAGCATGGTTCGAACTGCGCCCAATGCACCCGAAACAGGCGTGATCAAGTTAGAGGACCAGCCACCAGAACCACTGAGATACCCAACATCACGATACTTAGGAGGTCCCCAAACACCGAATGGTAGCCAGCGAGTCTCACCAGCACCAGCGTCCACAGTCTCATCCATCACTACACGAATGTAGTTAGACTGGTTGTCGTACTGTCCATATTCTACATTTCTTTTATTGGTTTGATCATATACTTGATACTTGTCACCAATTTTTGCAGCAATGTAGTCAGGAGATGCAGGGTTGAGATTCAAATTATCCCAACGCTCGATAATTTCTGGGCGGTTGTCCGTATCGGAGATAGATCGGACCAACACTGAGAAAGTACCATAATCCTGATAGTCTCCTACGGCAGCCTTAAGATTAGAAATAGATACCTTTACTTCTCGCTGAGCGGATGCGCCGGCTGTAAGCGCCTCTAGGCGGAACAGGGGCTGCTGATTGCGAGCATAATATGCAGAGAAGTTGTTTGTTAGATCTTGAGAGATAAACCAACCTGTGGTGCCTCGAATAGCTGCGCCTTGGAAATCATTTTGCTGCTTTGCAAAGCCTGCCAGACTTTCAGCCATTGGCAGTATAGCTGCATAAAGGGCACCCGAAGCGATAGACGCATTAAGAACGCCAGTCGAGGTAGTTCCTGAAGCTTCCAAGGCATATTCAAAACTCTCGCCAAGCCAGTAGTTACCGCCTTGCCAGTAAGTTCGAGATGATGCCTCTGTTACTGAACTATTAGTAATGGTTGGATTGGTGTTAAGAGCCTTGCGAATAAAGTTATCTTTGTCCGGATTTAAACTTACTGTGACTGTTTCGCCAGCAGCACCAGTAGAGCCGGTAAATATTAACTGAATTGCGTCTCGGCTTGGTACCTCATATAGAGTGCTGCCGCTAAATCCAGCTACACCAGTTCTAGTATTACTTCCAGAAAGAAGAACTCTTCCGGAGTTCAGGTAAAACTGCGCAGCGACAGAACCAGTCAAAGGTCCGCCGCTTGTGGATCCAGATGGCCACACACACAGGGCAAAGACTCCGCCGCCAGCTTCGGTTGCGCCAGCAGTGCCAGCTTTCCAACCAGCTTTACCAGCAACAGTTGCATTCGTGGATTCATCACCCAAAACACGCATAAATGTCAGAGGTGCGTTATTTCTTAACCATGCTTGAGCAGCATAAGCTGCATAAGTTGGGGCAGTAAGGTCGCCCTCACGCCAAACATCGGTAGATTCCCCACCTGGCACGGGATTGCCAAATGTCTGAACAAAGTCAGAAAAAGATTCAACCAGAACAGGCTTGTTCGCGGGTCCTTTTCTCGAACGCCCTATAACCAGGGGTCCAACTTCGCTTGGGGTTTCAGGTAGCTGGGAGTTGTCGATTTCATCAACAAAAACACCAGGGGAAATAAACTTAAACTTTCTTGTGGGATTGTCAGCCATCGAAAATTCTTCTCCTCTTTAAATCAGTCTTATATATAATACTAGCATTAACAGAATACTCTAAACGCTACTAATAAATAGTAGCTCCTCCTTCCAAACTCCCATTATCATTATCGTCGATATTTATCTTTTCTTCCGGCGTTAAATTCAGGCTCATCTCCTACGATTGCTTTTTCTCTTCCGATAGTAACTTCGGCAGCAGATTCGCGGCTCACAACAGATGGGGTTGTCTGGTTCATACCTGCACCAATAAGGTGTCCTAGCACTTTTATATTCAGTGTAGTCTTAAAAACTCGTTCTTCTGTCTCCAGTCCAGAATTGTTACTCTCATTTGATACCGATTGATCGATAAAAGCCTCATAAGTATGACCCTCATGCTCAATATTAAATACCGCAGGAGTTGAAAAGTTTGAAAGCAACGGGGCCGTCATTTCGTTCATCTGCTGGAGGTAATTCGAGATCATCTTAACTTCATATGATACTTCTACGAAAGTTGGGGTAGGAACAAAGAGGGTTTCATACACAATCTTCTGATTATCAAAAGGAAAAGTGTTATAAGTCGTGTTTGTCCCATCGCCAAATCTTTTCAGAGAAGTAGCATTGGCAAAATTTCGTGTCTTATCCTGTTTAACTTGGCGTGCAATAGGAATTGCGCCACCACGCTTATAAAAATCAAAATAAGGGGGAATATAAACTCCGTATCGACCCTTGTTACTAGGGTTTTTCACCACATCTCGACGAACCATAGAAATAAGTGGATATGCGAGCATTCTCCCATCGGGTCGTAAGTCGGGATTGTTCTTAATTTGAAAGGCACGCTCAGGAAGCGCAAAGATTACAGGTACTTTCTTAAATCCTGTGTTTGTTTCACAGGAAATATTTAATTTTTCATCCAAATGTTTGTATAAAGCAAAATCAATATCCTCCAAAGTAGAAGGATTAAGTCCATAATCTGCTTTCAAGTCTTGATTGAGTATAGTTCGTTTGGGCATTAGCTAATCTTCCTATTGTGGCCACCCATGGGCTTGCCAGGATTAAACACCCCTTCGCGAACCTGCTTGCAAACCAAGGTTACTTCTAAACTTGTCTGGTCAGCAAATTCATGATCCTGTCCAAACAAATAGCGAGGCTCAAAAATATCGACAATCTCAAAAAACATCTGATCGTACTGAACGAAGTCTCCAAGACGAGCAAAAAGGTTCTGATCTTGCACTAGTCTACGCTTATGCATGTGTACGGTAATGTTATAGGTATTATCAAAGCCATATTCTTGTTGTACACGGGTTGAATCTGTATACTCTATCAAAGAATAGACTCGGACGGGGGGTAAAAAGTTTTTATTTATAGCTTCCCCGTAAAGTGGGTGATAATTGGTTACTGTGCGATCAATGGGAAAATATAATATTTGTTGGCCAATGACCTTCTCAATAACTTCATCATTAATCTGCTTTACAAAGTCACGCTCAGCCTTCCCAACAAAAAGAGGGGGTGGTGGCTGACTAGGCTGGGACCATCTATTGACTTTGGGATCGTTTGCCATATTTTACCCTACATAAATGCCGGTAGGAATTTTATTAACCACTTCGCCTAGGCTGTTTTGCAACTGGGCGTCTTTTTCTGCTAGAGCAGCATAAACCATCTCGTCTAAGACTGCCTTAAGTTCATCACGCAACGAAGACTGCTCTTCCTTTGCCTCAGAAACTAAAGCTGGACCATTAAGAGTCACATCGTTGCCTGGGATTGGAATGGAAGCAAGCTTAGAGCGAACTTGACCCAGCGTCTCTTTCGCTAGAGAAAGTCCAAAGCGGCGGATCCATTGTTTGCCGATGCTGTTGATGTTTTTATAAGGGATATTGGGGAATGGTAGGGTATTCATGTTATTGACTCCCTCTGCTCCATACTTCCTGTCATCTTCCTCTGTAAATGCATCACGAGCCGGTTTAAAATCAATCCACATCTTGTTTGGGTATTGCCCATCGGGGGTTGGAAAGATTCTCATTTTATTATTATTAATACGGAAAGAATAATGTGATGCTCTTACATTCATGTCTTCCTCAAAAGCGTAAGCTTGCAATACATTTTGCCATGCAGGCACAAGCTGGAAATTGCTATCATCAGCGTACATACCGTAAGTCGATAAGTTGCCTACTGCTCCAATAGCGTAGCCGCCAAAGAAGTTCCACATTGCGATAGGGCTTTTATAATATACACGCTGCACTACAATCGCACGCTTGCCCACTTGATTATAAAAGTCAGAGTTAGCATTTAGCGATGCACTGTAAATTAAATCTTGAAGATCATAGTCTTGTTGATTTTGATTTAAATTAAAAGAAGCTGAGTATATGGTCTCGTTGGCTCCGACACCAGCATGAGAACTAAGACCTTTGCCAATAGTAGTAATATAGCTCAAGCGAAATGCAGGGAACTTAAGGTTAGGTTTACCAGTAAGCCCTCCAGATCCTGAATAATCTGTAAATTCCCCGTCTTGGTTAAATGATCCTGTTGTATTTCCCAAAAGTTCCGACAGAACATTTTTAGCTTGATGTGTATTAACTAAATAAGAGTATTCTAAGCAAGCCTCTTCATAAGCATTGTAGACATTGGTAGGGGTAATTTCTAAATCTAAGACATTACCCCCTAGTTTATTATAGGTGTAGGCTACTTGGTCTACAGCACCACTTACAAAATTGCTAGTGGTGTAAATACCGTAAGCTAACCCCGTTCTAACATCAGCATGAGTGCCTGTGGCAGGGAGAACAACGGCGCTAACTGTACTTAATGGTTGAAGATTAGTGGGCATTAGATTTCCTCGTGGTTTAACTAAGTAGTTTTTTGTTTCAGTAAAAAAGCTAAAAGGTAAAAAAGAACCCCGCCACTAGGACGGGGTTCCTTAGTTATTATTCAAAGAACAATAACAACTACCTTTCACCTAAGTGAAATTAGTCTTACTCACCTGGCTGTACAAG